GTCCCTCGTAGAACTCGCCCTCGGGTGTGAACTTGGCGGGGAAGTTCTTAACCTCGGACAGGTAGGTGATGCCGGCGCCGTTGAGGTAATTGATAAATTGCTCGCGGACGGTGGTGCGGCTCACTGGCGACCGCCGAGAACCTTGTAGGGCTCGAGCAAGTCGTAAGCCTGCAGCTCGTCCTCTTGGCTGGTCTGCGAGCGCGAGCTCACCGCTGCGGGCTCGCCAATCTCGTTGATGACGAGGCCGCCTTCTCCGCGCTGCTTGACGAGGGCGACGACCAAGTGGATAACCGCTTGCTTCACCGACGCCGGCAGGGTCGAGACGTTGACGCCGATGCCGTGGTTGAACTGCAGGCCGCTGGTGAGCGTGATGGTGGTGCCGGTCACGCTGGCGACCGTGGCGACCTCGTCGTTCATGCCGTCCCAGATGGTAATCGTCATGCCGGGGTAAATGCCGAGCGCGTCGGTCACCGAGAGTGTGGTGGATCCGACGCCTGCTTGTGCCGTGGTGAATGAATTAAACCAGCCGTTGATGTAGGTGTATTGGCACCACATGTTGGTCTGGTATCCCCAGCGGCCACCGGCGATGCCGAGGCTGCCGAAGTAGAGGCCGAGCGTGCTCGGGGCTGTCAGCGTGAATTGGTCGCGGTCAATGGCGACGTTGTTGGCGCTGATCTGGATGTCGGTAAGTCCTGCGCCGGGTCCCCAGCCGACCTTGATGTCGGTGACCTCGAGGACGGGCGTGAAGCTCGGGGCGAAAATGAGGTTCCCGTCTCGGTTGGGTCGGTACCAGCCGTTCTCGGTATTGCTCGTAGCGTTGAGCGAGCCCATGCGCCCGTAGCAGAAGGCGTCGGCCTTCGAGCTCGCGCGCTTGATCAGGTCGGCCAGCGCGCGGTCCTGTGCCACTTGGCTGGCGTTCTCGATCAAGTTTGAGAAGTCAATTGCCGAGGCGGTGGGGCTGAACTTCACCTCGTTAAGCGAGACGTAAGGCTCGATTAATCCTTCGGTCTGGAAGAAGGGCGCGACGACCATTAGTTCTCCTCGAGGTTGGTGCCGCCGCACTTGCCGCAGCGGTCACGGATCAGGGCGCTGAAGCCGCAGTCCGTGCAGATGAAGCCCTGCCGAACGTGACTAAAGTTTGTCCCGGCAATTGCGAAGTCTCCCGATTTCACGAGCGCTCGGGCGGCTGCTCCTTCGACGTGGAAGGTTCCGTCTTTCTGCATCGGGATGACGGCGCCGTCGTTGATTGTGACCTCTTTGAGGTTCCGGTCTGATCCTACGAGTCGCATGCGTTCTCCTTTGCTTGGGGGGAGGGGAGCTGCGCTGGGAGAAAGGGGAAGGTAAACCCCAGCGCAGCTCAACCCTCGTGCTAGGCGCGGTGGCCTAGCGAGTGTGGCTTATCAGCCGGTGATGCCGGTGATGAGGCCGGACCACGCTGGTGCGCGGAAGGCCACGGTGCCGTAGGTGTATGACGAAAGGTCATAGGTGAAGCCGATTTGGGGCCATTCCAACAGCAAAGCGTCGACGACATTGTGCACCTCGACAGTTTGGCTGACGCCAGAGTCGGGGAAGGGCAGCTGCTTCTGGTGGATCACCATCGTGCCGGTTGGCATGAAGCGGTGCGTGACCAAGTCGAGCATCGTGCCCGTGGCCTCGTTAGCAACACCCGTCACCATCGCACCGATCGACACGCCGTCGGAGCCCGTGGCGTAGTTGAAGCGGTAGGAGGTGCTGGACTGCTGCGTCTGCAGTGCCTTTGACAACGCGCGGCGGACGGCGGCTGAAGTGAAGATCACTTCGGGGTCGGACATCGTCGAGTTGTAGAGGCTGACGAGCGCGTCCTGAATGAAGCCGGCAGGCTCGCTCTGTGAACCGACCGTGTTGTTGAACTGGGCCTGATAGCCACCCGACTGGGCGAACGTGCTGATGAAGCCGTCGTAGCCGGTGCCGGAGTTCGAGCCAGCAGCGTAGGCGTTGTATGAGCCGTCGGTGCTTGGGTAGGTGCCGCTGATCGCTGCGAAGCTCAGCCCGGTCACGCCTGAGGCGAGGCTCGGGGTCGTTGCCTTGTAGGTGGTGCTGCCGACGACAACGTAGACGTTGACTGCGACTGCGCCGTATGGTGCGGTGCCGGTCCAAGTGACCGAGACGCCCTTGCCTGCGGTTGCGTTGGTCACGGTGCCGGCGCTCACTCCTGCGGTCTCACCGTAGGCGGACGACAGCGTGATGTAAACGGCGCTCGATGACGTGGCGGGCAAGCCCGAGCCGGTGCTGTCGTTTGCGGCGGTGACCGAGGTCAATGCCGAAGTGGGCAGCGCGGTCGAAACGGCGTTTAGCAGGTTGCGCTCTTCGGCGAGGAAGTGCGACCAGAGCAAGCTCGTGTGTGAGAGCTGTCGGAGGTCGGTGTAGCCCTGCGAGGCGTATTCGGCCTGCAGTGAGACCGAGTCCGAGAGGCCCTGCTCGACGAAGCTCTTAACGATCTTGTCGGCTGCGTACTGGATCAGCGCAGGGCGGTTCAATGCCACGCCGCCAAATGAAGTACTGGCGGTGTTGGAGTTGAAGAACGAGGACAGGTTCGCTACGCCACCGACGCCGGCGTTCGAGAGGCCGGTGATGCGACGGAATTCGAGCGCCTGACCCTGTGCCTTAATGCGGGCAGTGGAATTGCGCAGAAATAATTCCTTTGGGATGAGGAGGCTCAAAACCGGATCGAGATCATAAGGCACGAGGCCGCTTACGCCCGAGACCGATGAATTCAACGGGTTGGTCAACGTCCATTCGGAGCCGGCCTTCGTGAGGTCGGCGAGGCCGTCGAGTGACGACTGCACGGCGGCGAGCTGGTCGCCCGAGATGGACTTCGTGATCTCGGTCTTCAGTTCGTCAATGCGTGAAGCGGTCGAGGCCGTCTTCTGGATTCCGCGCGTTGGGTCGAATGAAATTTCACCGCGGCGAGAAGCGTTGAGGGTGGATGCGTGGACGGTGCTGAGGGCTGACTTGTAAGCCTCAAAGCGCTTGACCTGCTCGTCGGCTGGGAGGCCGTGGAAGAGCTGGTCAAGGGAAGGAGCGGCGAGTGCCATTCTGGTTCCTTTGGTTAGTGGTTAGTTGTTTGCTTCCAGCGCTCGAGCGGTCTCGAGGTACTGGTTGCGGAGTGCGGGGTCGGTGATCTGCTTTGCCAAGTTGCGGAGGCGCATGGCTTCCACTTCGTTGGCGAGGACTGCTGCCGACTTGCTGGTCTGCTCTCGTGTGGCTCGCAGTGCGGGTCCACCGGGGGCTGCCATTGACTTCACCTCGTCGAGCGCGGCCTTTAGGAGTTCAATCTCCTCTGTCGCCTTGCTCAATTCGGCCTTCGCCGTCATGACTTCTTCAAGGCCCAGCGCCTTGACGATCTCGGTGCGCAGTTCATCCTTGACCTCGGTGGTCGCGGTGTCTGCGCTTGCGTTCTTGATCAGGTCGGCGCTAACGCCGAGTCCGATGTATGCCATTGTATCTCCTGTTTGGTCGTTGTCCCACCCGGTGAATGGGGCTTCTGTCTGATTCTCGCTGGCCTCGTCGGTCCACCAGTCGAGGAACATCTTGAGCGTGCAGAGCAGCTGCTCCACGTCGCACGTCTCGTTGTCGTCGCCGGCCAGCATCTCGTCGAGCTCTGCCTTGATGCAGTTAATCAATCCGAGGCGGATCTGCTCGAGCTCGGCGGCATCGTGGTTCATGTCCTCGGCTGCCTTCGTGGTCTCGGCGTCGGCACCCTTCCAGTTGTCTGGCACCATCTCCTCGTGGCCGAGCGCCTTTGCTCGGGCCTTGATGTGGGACTTCGCAGCCTCGGGGTCCTTTGCCCGGCCAATGGCGCGGATGGCGTTCTTGAGGTCCTTGACGTTGTTCACCGGGAACGAGCCCGATGGCATGGCGTGTCCTGAAGCCGCGGCCACTTGGCGCTCCTGATCGGTGTAGGTGCGCTTCTCCGTGTCGGCGTCGGCTGCCTTGTCTGGTTCGCCAAAGATTTGATTGTAAAGTCCAGGCGCTTGGTTCTCGGTAATCGCTTCCGAGGCCATCTGCGTCATGCGGTAAGCCTCGCCACTCAAGCGGTTGGCGGCACCGGACGATTCGTATCCCTTTGCGGCGTCAGCGTGAGCATTGGCTGCGAGGTCGTGAACGGTTGCGGCTTGGCGGAACAGAGAGGCGCGGTCGCTGTCGTTGCTCTTTGACGCTGCGTCTCGAAGTCCTGCGGCAATTTCGCGGTGAGAATTTGAGGCGTCTTTGTGCTCTTCTGGCGTGCTTGATGGATCATCTTTAATGTCCTTTGATGCCTGCGTCATGCCACCGGCTCCCCACCGCCCGTGCTCGCCGCGTGGCTGGTCAGGGTTGTACTCCTTGACGAGATCGGCGTCGGCTGCCTTGATGTCGCGGTTGTCGCGGGTCTGAGGGTTTGTGGGGCTGTTCTGCAGGTGGTTCTCGCTGCGTCCCTCGGGCTGGTGTCCGGATCCGTTGCAGACCTCGCAGTCGGTCTCTTGGGTGTTGCCCTCGACGTTGGTCTTCTTGCCGGTGCCAGAGCATGCTTGGCATGGCTGCGGCTGGTCGCGGTCGAGCACTTCGTCGGCGACGCCGGGCTCCTCGGTTGCCACAAGCTCTGCGTTCTGCTCGGGGCTCTCTGCCTTCTCTACGTCAGCCACTGCTGCTCCTTTAACTAGCGCGCCATCAACTGATTTCGCGATTTCAATCACTGCGCTCGGATTGGCCGGACGATCCACAAGGGACACTTCGACAATCGTGCCGTCGACAATTCGGCCTCCCGGTGCGGCGTCGTCCTTGACCACGCGGGCGCCCTTGATGCCGACGGAGAAGCCGGTGTAGATGCCCTCCTCCACCATCTTGGCTGCCTGCTCGTCGACGACCTTCGCGGTCACAACGAAGCCGGATCCGGTTTGCTGCATCTCGGTCGCTTTGCCGACGGCCTTCGCTGCGTGCATCTCGCGGATGTTGCCGATCTCCATCCACTTGGGCATGGCGCTCTTGAGCCACTTGGGGTCGCAGATTTGCTGGTCGAGGTCGAGCGTGTCGTCGGTCGCTAGACCTTTGACGTACATGAAGCCGTCCGGACCGCGCTTGGCGGTCAGGTTTCCGAGGTAGATGCTCTTAATGTTGTCAGTCATGGGTTCTCCGGTTAGTCGTTGCTTGTGACGGTGCACATGCAGTTGGGGTGCTCTGGTGGGCAGTCGGTGTCCGTGATGTCATAAGGGCTGTTCGCTTCTCGGTCGAGGCATGCCTCGCATGCTGTATCGTAAGCGACCCAGTTCCACTGCGTCACGCCGGCTGATTGGTAGGTGTCTAGAGCTGCGAGGCTGTAGGCACGGTTGGCTTCTGTCGTTGCGATCACGTCTCCGCGCGTGACCGGGTTCTCCAGTTCTTTGAGGTGCGGCGGTCGCCCGAAGAGCCCGTCTACGAACTCCGCGATGCGGTCGCCAATCTCGGGGGCTGCTTGGCGCTGGTTCACGCCGTCGGCGATAACGTCACGGATCCGGAGCAGCGTGGTCTCGTTGATGTCCTTGACGAGGTTGCCGATGCCCTCCTTGAGTGCTGCCACTCGAGCACCGGCCACGAAGCCGCCGGCTGCGTCTCCTCCGAGCTGCGTGGCTGCTTCGTAAATCAGGCGGAGCTGATCGGTGAGCCCTGCCGGATCAATCCGAACGTGGCCCATGCTGGCCTGCACGGTGGCGAGGATTAATTCTTGGCTCGCTTGATCGGGCGTGTTTCGGAGCGCTTGGTCAATTGCGAGCTCGTAGCCGGTGACGCTTGCTTTGATTGCGGCGTTGATGGCTGGGCCGTGCTTGTCTCCCAGCCGTTTAATGGCGGGGTAGTTGGGCATGTCCTCTTTGGCGCCCTTAGTAGTCAAACCTTTTGGGATATCGTCGGCAGTCGCCGCCTTGTCCTCTCCTGCGAGACCCTTAACCCACGAGTAGCCGGCGTCGCCTCCCCAAGCGTCCCACGCCACTCGACCGGGCGAGGGGTAATCCTCTTCGCCGGAACTAAAGCCGGTTGCGTCCTTGTCGCTTTGGTGGCGGTCAAAGTACGCTTTCATACGTCGGACTGTGGCCATTGAGACACCTGCGCCTCGAGCGAGGTCAGAGGCTCGCTTGCGGCCTACGTCGGTGAACCCGGAGCCGGCCTTGTCGTCAGCAATCCAGTCGAGGGCTCGCTGGGCGGCTTCTTGCACTCCCTTTGGCGGGGTGTAGGTCTCGCCCTTGACGATAGCCTGCACGTCTTGGTTGAAGCACCATGCGTCTTCTTCGTTGATGGTTTTGAACTGGAAGTCTCGAAACGTGCCGCCCTTGCGGAGCCGGGTGCTGACGTACTTGTTGAACGCCTTGATCTCGTCGGCCACGTCGGTCTTGGGCTCTAGGTCAGCTTGCGCCGAGCTGCTCGAACTTTCGCTTTCTTGACCCGTGTCTTTTTTGCCTTCGCCAGCCGGAGCTTGGACTGCCTCGCTGCTTGGTTGCTCACTTGGGGTCTCCTTCTGCCCGGTTGTCTCGCCGGTTGCGTTGGTCTCGAGCAGTCCCTTAAGAAACTGGATCTGGCTCCCGGCCACAATGAAGGGCTCGTCTGCCTCGGGCATCTCGTAGAGCGCTTGCCCAAGTTCGCCCTGCACGTCGTTGAGGGTCTTCTG